GCCCTTGCGGGCATTTCTCGAGTAATATGATGTATTAGCTGGTCATCGAGCCAGTCTTGAGCATCATTTTTGATGTTCTTGAACGCATTGTGTTTTAGAGTATGCTTCTCTTGTTAATTCTTTTTCTGCCGACAGTCACCACTGTCACTTGTTTAGTCTTTCGTCAAAAGACATTTCATTTTCGGTTTTCGTCCTGTTATCAGGGATTCCATGGTTTTGTATGTAAACCTAAATATCTGTTGTAGTGTTCAGCAATATTTTTTGCTGGTCGACCTCGACATGTGTTTGTGTTCCATTTCTCTGTGTTCTTATTATCTTTTCTTTGTCCTCTTTACGCTTTGTGTAAGCGCTGCTGCTCTCGGCTCTAGCCCGATGAGCAGCAATTTGTTAGTATTAGAAGGGATCGTCTTCTGTGTTTTTATAGGCTAGTCACTCTTTGTGAGCTTGACTTTTGTGTAGTAATGCGCCGCTTCGACTAAACTCGTACCATGTGGGATAAAACCCAATTAGGACGGGATAGCCTCATTAGGCTTGAACAAATGGTTTTCGCCGCGTTTAGATTTAGACCCCTGAGAACGACTGTGAATATGCTATCGTACGACCACCGGCGTAGTATTGTGCAGTCCACCATAAGGAAAGTTATTTCAGTTACATTTTAGTTTTAGTTTGTATCGAGAGGACACATGCGGTAGTACCGAGTCCTGTAGTTTCCAGAAGAAAAAACTCGTGTGGGGTCGTGCGAGTATTAACTGTCTATATGCGAGTTAGACATGAGAGATATTGCTAGTGAAACGTTTGTATAGGTTAGCCCTTTTGTCGCTGGTCTTTATTGACTGGCTAATCTGGTGACGAAGCAATAGTAGACTGATGTTACTGTTGTATTTGTTTCTTAAATGTAACCTGGGTGTACACCATCTCCGACCAGGACAGGTGAATTTGCCCCTTTTGTGCAATTAGTGAGAAGGCTCGTTGAAATAACGACGTACGTAATGGCAATTTGCGTGCTTAGTTGTGGATTTGTTTGATTTGTGTTTCATAGGCTGAGGGTCCGAAAAACGACTTTGTATATCAATCATGTGGTCCCAAAAAACTTCGATGATCGGTGGTACAGTGTGTCGGTTTGTTGTGAGTGAGAGTGTTGTGTGTGGTTTCGTGATGTTTGGTGCGGTCAATCCTATTGATTCGTACCTTGATCGTGTTTCCTGGAGGTTGTGTGCTGCTGGAGGCAGACACGTCTTCCCCGTGAGGCGCCCGTTTGTGCGCCTCCCCCCTCATCCGTCAGACATCAAGGTTGTCCAACCCCTTGAGCCGGTTTATTCCGGCCTTTATGACGATGTTGTATTGCGCAGAGTTTTTGACGTACTACGTCTGCAGTCTGGTTCCGTTGATATGGAGGATACCGCACTTTCGGCCCGTGAGGCGAAAAGGAGAGCGACCCTCCGTGCATTGGGTGCTATTATCAAGGCTACACGTCCGACGCCGCGGTTTCGACCGCGCAGAAAACGTGATTTGCCTCGAGAGTGGCATGCTCCGTCTATCGTTGAGCATTTTTTAGAGCCTGAGGTTCGCCCCGTATTGCAAGGGCTTTGGGATGTTGTCGGGGGAGAGGTCGTTGACTTTTCTCAATCTGTTGGCGACGCCGCCGGCGCCGTTGCTAACGTCGGTCGAGACGTTGTTCACCGCGTTAGAGCAAATTTTGGGTGTGAAGATATCTTCTCCGAGCGCAGTGTTGCGGACTTGAAGAGGCGCTTGTCCGTTGCTAAGGACAGCGTTATTGCCGCGCCAGCTGGGTTGGCGCAGCAGGTTGAGCGCATGTATGCGGAGCATCCCGCGGTTAAGCAGTTTGCTGAGGCTATAGAACCTTTCGCTGCCCTTTTGGCCCTTGTTCACTTGCTTTCAGAGGTGGAATCGTGGACGGGCGTGGTGGCTGCTATCGCGCTATATGCGCGAGGGTTCTCGACTGCAGACCGTAAATTGTTTGGGCCCGTGCTTGACAAAATTGTTGAGATTCTGCAGGCTATATGGGCTTGGTGTAGCAGCCAGGTCGGCGTGAATGAATTCCAAGCAGACGTGGAGCCGGGGCCTATCCCTAACCCCGCCATTGCAGCCAGGGTCCACCGTGGTGGCCCCGTGCCCGTAGCACCGTTTCAGGACGTTGAACCGGGTCTTATTGCTGCTGTTGGCTTGCGGATAGAGGAGCGCGGTGAAGCGCGCCGTTTCGCTAAGTTCTTTGGTTGGGTAAAGAAGAATTGGGCACTTGTTATGAAGAGTGATGCGTTGGCGCTTTTCCGGAAGTTTTTGGCATACTTCCTGAGCCTTTTTGTGTCGACCAAAGATGGTAAGCCGTGGGTGGCTAAGATCGGGAAGGTGGAATTCTTGACGTTGGATTTGCAATCCAGGAATTTTGAGGACCTCCTCGATTGCTTTATTGACACCGCTGCTTTCGTTACCGACCGTATTGCGCTTGCGTGGGAGAGAATGGACCCGCGCGCGTTCTTTTGGAAGAGTGATGACCTCAACGATGCTGCCGAGGCTATTGCCAATATAACGGCACATGCCCCGCTCGTTAGGACAAAAAACTGGAACGGGTCTATGTATGGTAGCATCGTGGGGTATTCAAGTGCCATTGCGTCGACGGACGCTAAGTTGGCTATGATGCACGGCGCGGAGGCTAACCCCGTTAATAAAGCTTGGATAATGGAGAGGCGTCGTCAGCTTAAGGTTATTCAGGTATCCATCTGGGAGTCGAACAAGGGTAAGGTCCTCCGCAAAGCGCCTTTCTCTATTCTCTTTTACGGTGGGTCTAGTGTTGCCAAATCTTCTCTTGCGGTTCAGGCTGCCAAATGTGCTGCTCATGCGCAGGGCGCTCCTAGCAAGTCGGAGAATGTGTTCAATTTTGATCCCGCTAGCAAGTTCATGTCCGGTATTGATGATCGATCTACCGTGGTTATCATGGACGACATTGCGAACGCAAAGTTGGTTGCTGGGGTTACGGGCGCTAACCACACCACGCCAATCATATCTATGATTAACAACATTCCTTATTACTCCATTCAAGCTGAGGCTGACTTGAAGGGCAAGATTCAAGTAGCGCCTGTTGTTGTTGTGGGAACGACTAACGTGGAAGACCTCAACGTCAGACTTTTCTCAAATGAGCCGCTTTCTATCATGAGGCGATTCAAGTTACATGTTAAGGCGACAGTGGCTCCTGGTTATGGTCTTGATACCAACCCTTCCTTTTGTGACCCCGCCAAGGCCATAGCTGATTTCCCCGACAATGTGGACGTGTGGAACATCACTGTGAGGCAGGTTGTGGCGGTGCCAGGTCCCGTGGGAGGTGCCGCCGGGTATGCGCTTGTGAATATGCGTTACGATTTTGGAAGAGGTGCTGGCCTTGAGGACTGTATCGACATTCCTTACCACAAGTTTGAGATCATGGTGGCTCGCCTAGCCGCCGAGCACAATGAACAGCAAGAGATCCTCGTCGAGCGCATGCAGAGGGTTGCTGATGCGGACCCATGCGTGCATAGTCTTACTTTTTGTGAGGCTTGTCGTCCGAATGCCCCTCGCAGGGGGCAAAATATCCCGTTAGCTCCGAACAGGAATGTCGTTCTGATGCCACCCAGCCCTGAACCCTCTGAGGACGATGACTCGGAGGAGGAAAAGTCAGAGTCTGAGGAGGAAGAGGCAAAGTTCGATGAGGAGGAGGCTCTTGCGGTGAGGCGTCGAGCCAGACCGCAGCAGTTCAACTTCGGTTGGCAGATGGGTAGAAATGCCCAAAATGACCCCCAACTTCAGATGGACCCGGAGCCGGTTGGCGCTCCTACCATTCCGCTAGAGGGTGCCGCCGCTGGACACCATATTGGGGGGGTAATGGGCCTATCCAATGACGTTGGATGCCTGGCGGGTTTTGCCTCGGATTATCTTGCACTGGTGTCCTGGGGTCCGTTCTCCCTGCCAATGGTTGTCGATAACGTAGGTGGGACCAAGGCTGTTGTCGACACGTTGTTATTGTTAGGCGCCAGCACTATAGCCGTTTACGGATTGTGTTGGATTGGGGTGCTTTTGTTTGTGCTTGCTACGGCATGGTGGACGAGTGTTGCGGCCTTTCGAGTGTCGTGTAAGCTCGCGGTTGTGGATCGCGTGTGTAAGCGCCTTACCCGGGCTTCTCCCTTCCTCATTTGTGGCATCAGCTTTGCGGCTATGATAGGTATGATGTGGTCTGCGAAGAAGGTGTTTAACGCATTCCAGTCAGACGGTAGTGAGCCGACTATCTCGTACGATGTCAAACCCGGCAAATTTGATCATCCGTATGTGCCGCCTGTTGTAGTCACCAACATGTCCGCAACGACCACTATTGATTCTGCGGTCAATATACTCTCGCGCCACACACACCGCGTTGTTGTTAGAGCAGGGGGGAAGTTAGGGGCTGCGAATATTGTGTGTGTAAAGGACGATTTGTGGGTAGGGAACGCCCATGTTTTTCCTCCCGGCTTGGAAGCTGATGTTAGAGGCTTTAAAAGCACCGATTTTAAAGCGGATGGTGATAGCTTTGTTGGTCCGGGCACTAATCCTTTTCGTGTTCCTGTGCAGGGCAGATACTACCATCCCGGTACGGATCTGGTCTTCTTTCGTCGGGTTGATAATGGTAATATGGGGCGTAGGGCCTATGACCTTATGCCGAAGCGCCTGATTGACTTAGGTAGTTCCCCGGCGTACGGCAAGAGCGTGCACAGGAACGCTGTTGGCGGCATAGATGTCTATCCGGTCTCTATGAAGCTAGCGGACAAAGGCAAGCCATATACGGTCGGCGAAGTCCTGTACGATGGCGTGATTGGCGTCCGTATGACGAACACTGTCACGTTCAACGGCCAGTGTGGATCTCCGCTCATCATTGCGGAATCCGGCGCGGTGTTTGCTGGTATTCACTTCGCTGGCAACGGCCCTTCTGGCGGCGTGGCGCACTTGTGTCGAGATCTCATAGATTTAGTATTTGAGAGACTCCGCAACGATGTAGTTTTTGAGCCTAACTCGCGTAACGAGTTGCTCATTGACTCGTATCACGTTCCAGTGGATCTGCGTCCCGTTCATGCCAAGTCCAGTACGCTTTGTACACCGCCGGACGGGAATCTGGAGGTGCACGGTAAATTGGGAGAACCGAAGGGTTCGGGTAGATCTGGCTTTGAGGTTCTGCCTTTTGGGGACTCTCTGACCAGGATTCTGGGCCCTGAGTTTGCGGTCAAGCATGGGCCTCCCCCTCGGATGAACGATAGGCGCCATATAGATAGACACGTTCACACGGTGTCTCAGGCCTGTACTCACGAGTTCGACGTTGAGACGTTAGATCTGGCGGCTCGAGACTACCAGTACGAATTTGGGCGGATTTTGGACACCTACCCGGAGGAGGCCCGCGACATCAGGCCTATCCCTATTCGCGCCGCTCTTAACGGCATTCCTGGACAGCCGTACATCAAGCGAATCGACGGTAGTACGTCGCAGGGTTATCCCTTCGGCGGAAAGAAAGTCGGGGGGCCGAACTCGAAAATCACTCTCGGCGACGATGGCGAAATGATTCCGTCCGACGAGCTGCTTGAGGAAATTAGTCGTCTAGAGACTATATACGCTCGCGGCGATGCTAATGCGCATCTGTTCGAGTGTTCGCTCAAGGATGAGGCCGTGAAACTTACTAAAGATAAAGTGAGAACAGTCAATGGAGGCTCGGTAGCCTTCCTTGTGCTTTGTCGTAAGTACACCCTTAGCATGATGGCGTTTATGATGCGTCATTGGATAGATTTCGAGACTGCTGTAGGTATCGCCGTCACGTCAAAGGATTGGCACGAGGCCACCGAGCATATGCATTCTTTCGGGATAGATAGAGTGATTGCTGGTGACTACAAGGATTATGATATGAATAGTTCCTTGGTCGCCCTGAGACGAGTGTACGGAGTTCTGATGTGGGCTTTTAGGCGTGTGGCGAGCATGAGTGCCCTCTTCACTTCGCGTGATTTGACTATCATTAATGGCATCTTCACCGATATCTGCGAGCCCACGTACCGAAATTTCGCTGATGTCTTTAGCGTGCCCGGCACTAATCCGAGCGGCCACCCGTGGACCACCGTGGCAAACTCTATCCTCAATTCTATATACTTGAGGTACGTGTTTTACAATGTGAAACCACGATCTGACCCGCGCCGTTTCAAGCAGTGTGTTGCGCTGTTAACGTACGGGGATGACAACAAGATGTCTGTCAGTCACGACTGTGGTTTTTATAACCACACGCTCATTCAGGCTGTCTTGGCCACGGCTGGTATCGAATACACCATGGCTGACAAGACGAGTGAATCTGTTCCTCTTATCAACGGCACGAATGCTTCTTTTTTGAAGTGTACGCCACGGTGGAGTAGCACCATGCAGAGATGGACTGCGCCTGTTGAGGAGGCGTCCATTAGCAAGATGCTCAACTGTAGGATTAAGAGGAAGGGGAGTCCGACCGCTTATGCGCAGATGTCGAGTAATGTCGGCGACGCAATGCGGAAGTACTTCGAGTTCGGAAGAGAGATTTATGAGCAGAGGAGATCCCAACTGCTGGAGGTAGCTAGAGAACATAGATTAGCCGTGGTTGATTTAGGTAGTTATGATGAGATGGTAGCCGAGTGGAAGTGTGATAACGCGATGTAGGCCACCCTACATTCCGCCCCTCTGGGGGGCGTTATAAATACCAGAGTAGGATTAGCATTGTATTTTATATTGTGTTTATTTTTACGTAGTCCGCATCTGTAGTGTACTTTAAGTTTAATGTCAGCGTATGTTTTAGATCTCCATTTATTGTAGGGCTTACCCCTAGTGCCTTATTTAGTGACTGCTTAGCGTATGTATATCTTCGCCCTCGTGCGAAACCCCTATTTAGGGGAACTTAGTGATAGAGTAGCAAACTAGTGGTCGAGTACGCCAGTTAAGTTGTGGGCGTGCTTGTATTTTCGACTTACCGAACATATAACTACCACAAGCGCGATGTCAGCGCATACTACAATGACATTTAGGGACGTCGAAGGAAACGTCAAGGTTGGTGAACCGAGAGAAATCACCAGTGACATGCGCCTCGGGGAGACGCATGCGTCCGATTTATCGGACTTCCTGAGTAGGCCAGTTTTGTTGGCAACCTTGTCGTGGGCGGTGGGCGGATCCATTTTGTCTGATCTGGATCCTTTCCAGCTATACATGGTGGCGAATCAAGCCGTGGTGAACAGGTTGGTTAACTACGCTTACGTAAAGGCAGACATGCACGTCAAGGTCGTCGTCAATTCTAACGGGTTTTATGCGGGGCGTGCCGTTGCGGGGTGGCAGCCGCAGGACTCTCGTGACGACGTATGGATAAATACGACTGATACTGCGTCACTGAGCCCAACTTTGGTAGCTTTGTCGCAGTTGAAGCACATCTACATTGATTTGGCCACGGCTCAGGGAGGGGAGATGATCATCCCTGGCATAGTGTCGAATAACTGGCTCTCGCGCATAGCGGGGGATACGTCTACCGTCGGGCTGCTCAGGACCAGGACGATGGTCGCAGCCACGCATGCCAATGGAGGTACCGACCCTGTGATTGTGTCCATTTTCGGGTGGCTAGAGAATGTGAGCTTATCATCGCCCACAACCTTCCAATCCGAGTATGGCAAGGGTCTTGTTTCTTCACGCGCTAGTGCCGTGGCTCGGGTGGCGGATGCACTTGCGTCTTTTCCTGTTATAGGGCCTTATGCTAGGGCAACGGAGATGGCTGCTAGTATGGCTGCCGGCGTTGGCCGAGCACTAGGGTATTCAAGGCCTCCGATCTTGGATCCCCCAAAACTCGTGCGAAATGCCGCATTTGGCAACCTTTGCAACACTGATGCGGATGAGTGTGTTGTGAAATTATCCCTCGATTCGAAGCAGGAGCTTACCGTTGACCCGCGGGTTGTTGGTTTGCCTGGCATGGATGAGCTCGCGATAGGTCCGTTGATAGCGAGGGAGTCGTATTACGGCTCCTTTAACTGGTCTACGTCTCAGACAGCGGGGACATTGCTGGCCGAGATAAACGTGCAGCCTGTCACCAGCTGGGCCAGCACTGCGAATTCCGGCGGTGTTTTGCATGCTATGTCCCCCAGTTCCATGGTGTCACAATTGTTCCAGTATTGGTCAGGCACGATGAAGTATCGCTTTTCCATAGTTGGTAGTGAGTATCATAGGGGTAGGATCCGCATTTCGTATGATCCGAACTTCTTTAGCACTGCGTACCCGACTTGGAACACGGTGTTTTCTCAGGTTGTTGACATCTCGGAGCAGAGGGACTTTGAAATCTGTGTTGGGTGGGCGCAGCCCAGTGCGTACTTACCAATTGTGTCGGCTAGGACTTTCAACAGCGCGACTGGGTTTTACGGGCTGCGCAGTACCAGGTCTACGGTGAGACTGCCCGGATCTAATGGTTGTTTAGACATCGAGGTCCTCAACGATCTGACACAGCCTGGCAACGCTTCCCCCACCGTGACCATCCTCGTCTTTGCGTCTGCGGGGGAGGATATGTCGTTCATCGGGCCAACGGATGTGAATATATGCAATACTTCGTTGAGTGGCTGGTCGCATCTGAACGGGACCAATGCACTCCAGTCGTTAGAGACGACTGTTGCGGGAGAGAGTGTGCCTTGCTCTGAGATTAGTATGGTTGAGGATAAGGGCCCAGATTTCTCACTGGTGTACGCGGGTGAGAAGGTCATTTCCTTGCGCACGATGCTTAAGCGCTATTGGCTGTACAGGGCAGATTCTCAGACCACGACTAATACCAGCCAATGGTCCGACGTCATGTTCACCTACCAGAACTTTCCTCCCCAGCGAGGCCCGTACGCGTCGACGTCCTATGCTTATGACGTCACGGGTGCTGCGGCTGGGTATGTATATGCCAATATGACCCCGTTGCATTGGATTGCGCCGTGTTTCCTCACGCGACGCGGTGCCATTCGGTGGAAGTATGCTGCGAAGGATAATTCTCTGAGTGACCCGACTGGTGGCAGCACGTCGGTGACGAGGTTTCCGTCTGCTGTTAACTCGGGCGGAACGCGTTTGATCCAGTCAGTTCAGGATTCGACGCCATCCAAGACCGCGTATCGCGTCTCTAACTATGCCAGAGGAACTGGCAACGGGACTGCGATCGTCAGTACTAGCTTGCAACAGGTGGTTGAGGTTGAGCTGCCGTATTACTCCACCGAGAGGTTCTCATATAGCCGTTTGATGAACCCCTATGGTAGCGTTTTGGATAGTTCCACGACAATGAATCATACAGTTACCTTTACTGTCGTGGCTGCCGGCCAAACAGTGAAACTGGATGCGTATGTTTCCATTGGGGAGGATTTCAACTTGGCTGGGTTTCTGTACGCTCCTTGTATGTATTACAGGGGCGACCCGGTAGCATAAGTGCCCTTAGGCGCGTCTCGAGAAGACGTTAAACTCGTGCCGGAGAACTTAACACGTAGTTAAGTGGTGTCCGTGACTGGCACTTCGAATAAGATTATTATGACCTTAGGAGAGAAAGGTCACAAAATTTAATTATTGGGGTTGTAGACGAC